TTGAAGCGACTTTCGAGGGTACGAAGTTCGCCTTTATTTTTTACATTGATCTGAATATCGGCTGCGTAAATTGCCAACGGTCTAACTCAACTTGGTTATTTCATCAGTTTAGCGTCGTCTAGCCTTTTTCATAGCTTCCTCTTGCTCTTGATTGATGATTGAAAAATATGCAGACCAAGCTAACAATTCGTCAAGAGTGATGTTTTGATATAGCTGTTGGACTGTCATACCTAATTCCTTCGCGACTCCGAAGGAAAGCATCATCAAATTATCCTTCTTGAGTTGCTTTTCTAGTTCTTTTCATGTCGGTTGGTTCCTCCTCTTCTTCAGTGTCGCTAATCACTGCAAGCATTAAGGCTTGGACATCCTGTTCTTTACAGAAATGCTTTAATTCGGCTATATGACTGACATTAAATATACGTTCACCGGTTTTGCTTTGAGCTTTATTGACTAGAAGTTGGAGAGCAAGAGTATTTGTGTCCTCTGGATTCTTTGCTTGAGCCTGCGCTTTCTCACGCTCGGCCATTGTTAATGGAGTGCAATAAAATTCGATTTCTTTCCCATTCGTTAAAACGACTTTACGTTTTGTTGGCTTGAGGTTTGCTGCCTTCTTTAGCTCATCAATCAGGCTTAATGCCATAAGTAGTTACTTAGTTAAGTTAATTATAACCATAAAAAAGCCTCCCGCAGATTAAGGAGGCTTGATTATCCCATCTTACTTAGTCTAGTTGTTAAGTAAGTGAGTTGGCTGTCCTGAAAGACTAAAGTTTAATGAACCGACAATTACCTCCTCTGGAGATACATTCAAGCTGAATCCCATAATTGAGATCGGTGCTTCAATATAAAGACTGTCGCTTGTGGAAGGAGTCGCAGTAGTACCAACAGTGTTGATAAATAAACGAACCTCGGCTCCGTCTTGGTTCTTTCTCATGCTGTTACCGAGTAGTCGGTTAGCAAGAGTTGTCTGGTCATCCGTAAACTGGACTTCCATAGAACCTGTACCAGAGGCAAAACCCGCTTGCATTGTTCTAAACGCAGCGAGTGAACCTGTAGTGCTTACTGTGCAAGGTAAAACAGTTGTGTCAATCTCTTCTCGGGTTAAATCGAGAGAGAATGACTTAACTTGACAGACCGCAGCAAACTCCGCGTATTCAATCTTGATGTGATTAACACTAGGACTAGCTGAATCCGCACTACCAGTACCGCCATCGCCCGTTAAGGAGACCGCAGAACCGCCTGATGTCGCTGATACATCAATAGTTGTTGATCCTTTGGCAACAACGTAGTAAGTCGTACCTGCGGTGAGAGCAGAATCGATATGTCCACTACCTTGTTGTGTGAACTTAACTGGATCGTTTACACGAAAGTCGTGATCTGATGGAACCGTTATAGATGTGCCGCTTGGGAAGTCGGAGCTATCTTTGAGGCAAAACTCAGTAGATGCAGGTTGAAACCACACAGATCCGTCATTCCCAGTCAGGACTTGACTTGAGCAAGAAACTGGAATTGGTCTATCTCTCTATTTAGAGAGTCGAAACAACAGCGGGGCGTTGTCGTACACGGGGGCTAGTACTTATCTAGATTCTAACTCAAGTGAGTTGCTTTGAAAGGACAGCTAATGCTTGCCATGTAATGAGGTCGATCTTCTAAAGCTGCAAAATTAGGACCGTTAATAACACCAACTGTTCCATAACTACCTGTCGAAGGATGTGGATTACAGGTATTTAGATTGTTAAGGGCTGTCATTACTGACGTAATCATTTCCTGAGATCTAGCTGGACCGATATTTTTAGGGGTAAAACATTCAACGATAACAACACCGCGTAGATTTTCTAAGCTTGGACCTAAAGTAATTTCAGTTGTACCAGTGAAGTTAACTCGAATTAGAGCGTACTCAGTTGTCGCATCATCATCGGTATAGGTTTGGTTATCTCCGTAGCAAGAAACAGCGGGGGTTAACGCTCCCAACGCCGCTATGACTGGGGCTTCGTAGATTGCTCGGATGGATTGAAGAGTCATTAGTACTTGTTAAATACGTTTGTGAGAGTGTCATTTATCCTTTTACCCATACCGCCTCCGGGCGCATGAACATATAAAAGAAACCAGTCCTTTTTAGCTGTTGCATTTGGCGCGTTTCCCATCTGTCTGCCTTTTGTTGTAGGTAATAAGTCCATTGCATAACCTCGGTATTCAGTCATGTTCCCAAGTGTGTAACCTTCTAAGCCGTTATTTTTTGGGATATTTGGTATCAAATTTTTTACAAACTTACCGGATTGTTCTTGTCTAGGTACTGGATAATTTCTTGGTATGACTGTTGGAATAGATGTTTGACCACTTCTTACCATCCAAGATGAAGCAAATAAACCACTCCAATACGGACCTTCATCAATCAAATCTCCAACAACATCTCCCACCGCTTCCTCAAGACCGTCTTTCAATGCTTCTCTAAAGTCGGGGATAAGTTGTGAGATTGGTTTAGCCATTACTGTGGTCTCACAAAACAGGTATAGAAAATAGGGTTGTCGCCTCGGGTAGTGTTGACACGGACAACACTCGCGGTTATGTCTTTCCCTTCTGCTTTATAGACGAACTTATCTGATGTCTTTATATAGGTTGTTCCGAGTTGAGCCGCATCAATAAGGATCTTAGTATCACTTATCTGCAAGACTCCATCTACTTCGGTAGGTAATACCTGCGTGATGATTGCCTTGACTGGGATATTAGTTTCGTTGGGTGATACAACACCGGTTGTTTGATTATATGTACCAGTCCCGCTAACTCGAACAAAGGTCATCTCCTGCCCCCACTTTGTAATTAGAGGGCCGGGGAGAGTACCAAATACGTCGTCAATCTTGCTCACGATCTCACCGCCGTAATAACTGAAGTACTTCCTACCCTTGCGTAAGACCTAAGTAGTTCTTTTAGCCAAGGAAATAAAACAATGATCTTAGGACCGGTTGATACATTCTTCGCTCCATCGTATTCGTCATATTCGACTTCAAGTTCTCCTAGCTTTTCCTTCGATACAAAAGTACCTGTCGTCGTTGTCTCAGGTCCGTCAATCATTACTGATTGATTTGCGTGGAGCTTAAGAGCTAACTCACAGGTTGCTTCGACTAATTGGTTAGGGATAGTTGTGCATACAGTTGCATCAGATGATCCGTCGGCTGGTACTTCCCTCGGCCATTTCAACGCCTGTGTATCAGTGCATTTTGTACCAAACCATTGAAGAGTTTCGAGATTTCTTGTTGCTACTTGTAGAGCTAAATCTTTTTGGGCATCACTTAGTGCTCCCCAAGCTGCGTTATTAAATGATGTAGCGAAGTATGTATCAGCGTCAGATCTAGCTACATAACTTGTGGTTGTTGGTAATGACATCAGAGTGGGACAGCGATAACTTCATAACCCCTTTTCTTTAAGTGTCGGCGGGTTTTCCTAACGTGATGGGGTAACACGTCAATCACAGAGGGTACATATCCGGGCTGCGGATAGTAAGGCATTTCAGATAGAGGATCTACATATAAACGTACAAGTTTAACCATACTTAGTACGAGTGCCTAACTTAACTCAGTTTAATAGAAAAATAAAAAGGAGAACCTTTTACAGTTCCCCTCTTTATATTTACTCCAAGAGCAATTACGCCTTGTTTGTTGAGTAAGGAGTGTTAACAGTTAGCTTCACAGCATCAACCATCTTGCGCTCTGTGTAGGCCAGCGTCCAAGAGCCGGCGGTACCTAGCGTTGCGTTAGTTGGGTTAGCTGAACCACCATACTTAGTTCCACCTAAATGGAAGCCGTAGTGGTAGCTAAGAGCTAATACATCTTGGAGACTTAAGACGTTCCTATCAACTTCTACTTTTAAGTCCTGTTGGACTCCCTCATTTACCGCACCTGCACCAAGTAGATAAATTGGATATTGGTCAGAACCACCTGAGTTGAGAGTTGGTGCTAATAAATCATCAACAACAACACTTAGTCCCATGAAGGTAGCTACTTGAGTATTTGAGACCCCAAGTCCTCCCCCACCCCAAGAAATTTGGGAACCGCTCGCTAAGTTGTTAGCTGAGAACTGCAATGCTCCTACTTCCTGCAAGTAAGCATAAACATCGCTGTGCATTGCGATTGTGCTTAACTCACCACCACGCTCACCAAGTAAGTTCTTGGCCTTAATAACATTGGATAATGTTAAATAGTTGGTGTTAGTCGAAGTCGTTGCGCTAGATGCGTCAGTAACGTTACCAGCTAGAGCAGTCTCGAAGATACCGTCAAGCTGACTGATTAAAGTAGCTGTACGAAGCTTGTTGATTGCTTTAGCAAGTTGGTTGCGGATTGCACCCATTGGGTCAGATCCAGTACCTAGCTTACTGATGTCATCTACGGCATAAGAGAAACCACGCCTAATGATTGGCATGATTTGGTTTGTTGCCTGAACTTTTTGAGGAGTTAGGTAGCCGTTTGAACTGGTACCCCACGAATTATTTGACTCAATCCGTTCTTCTGTCATTTTTGTTATCCCGAAAGCTCTTTATCTCTCGGTTCAACACCTTTGCTATCGGTGTTGATCAGACTATATTTTCACAGCTTGGGTAAAACCTAGTTCTGTGGAGGGCACTCGTGTCTCCATTACTCAGTTGCCTGTCGGGAGTTAGTCGTTGAACCTTTCTAGATTGTGGTCTAGCTTGGCTGCTGATTACCCAGTTATAGGGGGCTTCCAGCAGTTCACCCTCTCCATTCCTG